CCAACCCCACGCGCTTCCAGCACCCCGTCGCTGGCACCTACAAGAAGGAGCGCCTCGAGGCTGGCAAGAAGTACTTCTCCGTCGCTTCTGGTGGCGGCACTGGCCGTACCCTGCACCCGGACAACATGGGCGCCGGCCCTGCCTCTTACGGCATGACCGACACCATGGGCCGTATGCACTCCGACGCCCAGTTCGCCGGTTCCTCCTCCGTGCCTGCGCACGTCGACATGATGGGTCTCATCGGCATGGGTAACAACCCCATGGTCGGTGCCACCGTCGCCTGCGCTGTCGCCGTCGAGGAGGCCCTCAAGGCCTAATCGCGCTTGCGCGATGCTCATATAGTTGAGCTTTGGAGCCGCTATCCACCCGGGTAGCGGCTCTTTTTTGTCCCAAAGCTGTCAATCGGTTTGGGTCGCGCCACGAAAACGGCTCATCTACTACGTTTGGCCCGCATGGCTCGACCATAGCCAGGTTTTGGGAAAATCAATAATCCGTCTACCTGCGGGTTTGATTTTGTGATTCTCGGTATGGTTGGGGGTGACCGCCCAAACGTAGTAGATAGGCCCATTTCGTGGCGAGCGAATCGACCCGAGGCACAGGGTAGCTAAAAGAACCCCGTCCCAAATTAACTACTCTGCCATGAAAATCCAAAACGATTCGATATATCAGTTGAGATGAGCTCCGAGGTGGAGTGAGACGGATTGCCAAAATACCCCTAACGTCCACCTGCCATATTCGCCCTTTACCGATTTATCCAATCTTTGCGACACCTTTGCCGATCACCCGTGCGACAATGCGCCGGACGAGAAAGGAATCCGATGGAATCGACTGATGTACTGGTAATTGGATCTGGCATTGCGGGCCTTTGTGCCGCCATAGAAGCGGCACGCACGGGTGCAACCGTCGCTGTGGCAAGCGCCGGCAAGACCATGAGCGGATCGAGCTTTTTCCTGGGAACCTGGGGGCTCGGCCTTATTGGCCCCGTCGACGAAGACGACGAACAGGACCTCATCGATACCATCCAGACCGTCGGCGGCGGCGTTGCCGACCCCGAGCTCGTCCAGACGTTCGTCCACGGCATTCCCCGGGCAATTACATGGCTCGAACGGGAGCTGGGTGTTGAACTCCAACGTCCGCAAAGTGCCGAGAGCGCCCAGCAAAAGCAATTTATCCCCTGCTTTGACCATAAGACACGCAAATGGCGCGGCCTCACTCGCAAGCCCCTTGAGGACGCGTGTGCGGCCCAGATCGAGTCTCTCGGTATTCGCCTGCTTCCCCGCCACGAGCTTATCGACCTTATTGAGGACACGCCCGGAAAGATTGTCGGCGCCACGCTCTACGACCGCACAAACAAGCATCTCGTACCTATGGCAGCCAAGGCCACCATCATCGCTGCGGGCGGCACGGGTGGCCTGTTCGAGCGAAGCCTCACTTCAGCCGACGTGCTCAGCTCCTCGCAGGCCATCGCGCTGGCACACGGCGCAACGCTCACTAATATAGAGTTCATGCAGATGATGCCGGGCTTCATCGAGCCCAAACGCAACCTTGTCTTTAACGAGAAGACCTGGCGCTACGTCAAGTTCGACCAGCCGGTCGATATCGCCGACGACAAGCTGGACGATCTGCTTGAACAGCGCTCCGGATATGGCCCCTTCACGTCACGCTTGGCCTCCCGCGCCATCGATCTTGCCATCGATCAAGCGGGTACCGAAGGTCTGGCGCTCCACTACGATTTCCCCCGCGAGGACGTCCCCGAGTTTGTACAGACCTTTGCCACCTGGCTGCAAGACGAGTACGGCATCGCGCCGACCGAGGAGATGCGCGTGGCGATGTATGCCCACGCCGCCAACGGCGGTATCAAAATCGACAAGAGCGCGTATACGGGCGTTGAGGGCCTCTACGCTTGCGGCGAGGCGACAGGCGGCATGCACGGCGCCGACCGCATTGGTGGCTTGTCAAGCGCCAACGGCATAGTGTTTGGGCGCATCGCGGGCGCATCGGCAGCCCAGGCAGCACAGAATACACCTGAGGAGGCCCCGAAGGCGGATATCGCCCTCCCCCAGTACGGCATTGCCACAACAGTCGCCGAACGCTTGACACGCAGCCTTAAGCACACGATGAGCACCTATTGCATGATCAACCGCACCGAAGGGGGCCTATCCAAGGCACTACACGAGCTTGAGGGCTTGAAGACGGAGGCAACGACCTTGAGCACACAGATAGCTCAGGACAGCGAAATCGCAGCCCTCGCCCGCCTGCAATCGCAGATTCAACTAGCACAGGAAATGGTCAAAGCCATGCGCAAGCGAACCGAAAGCCTCGGATCGCACTATCGAGCGGACTAAGTCGATTCTCACTTTGAGTTTGATCACAATTTCTCAACATGCATCGAGCCCCGTAAGCATGATTCCCTTAAGGAGAACACGCTTACGGGGCTTTTGCCGTGTTTTCCCTAAGGGAATCACGGTGCAGACTTCGCGGCTCCGCGCCCTTTCGGGTTCGACCCCATGCGAGGTCAACAAAAAAGCGACCAGCCTAAGCCAGTCGCTTTACCACGCTTTGGGTGGGCCGTCAGGGGGTCGAACCCTGGACCTTGGGATTAAGAGTCTTGAACGTGATGTTATGGCGTGCCTTGTAGCAGCAAAATCGCAGGTAGTTATGTTTCCACACGCTCTCACCGCACTGAAACTGCATTGCAGAACGGATATTGACGGATATCCGGCAATGCATAAAGCCCCTCCCCGGCACAGTTGCCGGGGAGGGGCTGCATCTATCAATTTCTAGAGTCTTTTTGGCTGCCGACGCGCACGATTGCCCATCCGAGAAGACCGGTCAGCAGTCCTGCAGCAGCGCCGACAATAAAACAGATATCAAATGGATTCATATACACACCTATCGATAGAGTTGCTTGACGAGCGCTTGGCCAATGGCGACGTTGGTATCGCGGCCCTGGTATCCGTCCGCACCCGATGATCCGCACGAGATACCTTGAGCGATGAGCCACTGCTGGTGTTTGAAGACCGTTCCCGAACCCATCTGTCGCGCCTGAACACCGCCGACCACGGGATAGACTTTGCATCCGACCTTGTCCTGCAGGGCGCGGACGGCATTCGAGCCAACCCCGCCCTTGACGTACTCGATTACGCCGCGGTCGCATGCCCAAAGGTATCGCTCATTCGCCGGCCATTGACCGGAGATCACGCCATCGGCAGTCGTGCCGAGCTGGCGTTGCAGCTCCTTGGCCATCTTCGGGCCGAAATATCGCGTGTCTCCGAGGCTCGGGACCGTATTGTCCGCGACTTCGGTATTGGACCCGTTTAGCGTCTTTCCGTCGCCAAGCCAGTAGAGCGTGCCGTCCCATGGATAGCTGTAGTACGCCTTGATGTTGGACTCGCGCCCGGTCTGGTCGCCCTTGGTGCCGGTGACGGTCCCCTTTTCAGAAATGGAGAATTGAGCCAAGAGGTCGCCGCGAGCTGATCCATAGGGAGAGACGCACACGGCGGTGTGGCACTTCTCGTTGAGGTAGATGTCTCCACGCTGGGCGGACTTGACGCCCATCTTACGCCAGCCGAATAGGCCCGTCTTGAGCAGCTGCTCCCGCATGTTTCCGGTATACGAGGCTCCGAAGGTATTGACGCCGACCGCGCGGAGGGCGGTCACTACGGCCGAGGAACAGTCGCGATCGCCACCGGCAATAGTGACGGTGGTGCCGTCGGACAGACAAATCGTCTCGGTCGTTCCGTCCCCCATGCGGTTGGCCTGCGAGTATCCGTGACCGCCGCCCCCATCATGGGAGACGAGGTGTTCCATGACCTGCGCGAAGGCCTCGCGCTGTGTGATGGCCATGGCCTACTCAACCGCCTTGGCGTCATATGCGGCATGGGGCTCGCTGTACGACATGGCACGCTTCGAGTCCGACGCGCCCTTGGTGGTCGGATCGACGATCACGCCGAAGCCGGCGAGAACGGTCAGGATAATTCCGACGAGCTGGATGAGCGACCCCTGGGAGATAGGCGCCACGACTCCGAGGATTCCGAGCACCTGATAGGCTGCGCTGATTACGGTGGCGGCCAATGCCGCGAGCGTCTGCTTATTCTTGAAGCGAAGGGCCCAGTTGATTTTCATTTTTCAGCTCCTAATCTGACCCGCCGATACCGTGATGCAGGTCGTAATTCTTCTCGACGCGGTCGAGCCGGTTGAACAAGGTGATGACCTGTTGCTCGACTTTCGTGAGGCGCTCGCCGTGGTCGTCGAGCTTGCGGTTGATCTCCTTGACGCCGTCCTTGATCTCGCTCGTGTCGCCGCAAAGGCTGTCGAGCTTGTCTTCGGTCCGCTGCTCCTTGGCAGACGATGTTTTGGATACGGAGACGCGCCCGATGAAGAACGTGACAATCACAACGGCGGCCGAGAGGACCGACGTTGCCTCCCCGATGCTCAGCGCCGGCACCCTAAGCCTCCTCCGCGTACTCTTCTCCGACGATCTCCTCATATTCGTCGCATGTGATCCACTTGCAGGCCACGGCTCGATGCACCATGGCCTTGGTCCAGAGGCCGCGCTCGTAGTAGCGCCTCACCTTGTCATAGTTCTTCGAGTGCGCCGCCGTTGTTGCAGCCTTGACGCGTCCCGCCATTACTGTTCACCCCCGACCGTCATCATCAGGTAGTCGATGTTTGCCGTGTTGGTCTCGGTTTGGCTGGGCTCGGCGACCTTCTCGCGCATCTGCTCAAGCAGCTTGTCCACGTCCGGGGCCTCACCCTTTCCGTAGGCGGCGACGGCCGCGGTGTAGGCGAGCTTTCGCGCCTTCCGCTCAACGTACTCGTCATCGTCGATAACGCCCGCGTCGTGCGCCGCGTCGGGGTCGCCAATCTGCGACAGCAGATCGCGCAGGGCGTTGACCTCGGCCATGGTGCCGTCTTGAAGCTCGTTGGGGCGCGGCATGTCTTCCTCAGTGTCCATGCGGACTCCTTTCTTGTCGGGGAATGTGTCGCCATCGTATTAGCGCCGTGAGATTGCCGGGCCGCTTTGATGGGCGCAAAGAAAGAAGGCGCGCCGCAGCACGCCTTCGATGCTTCTGTTATTTCGCAGCCGCTTCGCTTAGGCCGCTGCTTTGAGTTGCCGGTTCTCCGCTATTGCGAGGGCTTGCTTCCGCTTGAATCGTCCCTCGGGTTGGCCTGCATTGAGCACCCCCCCCCTCCCGCGCGAGATTTTCGAACAGGCTGCGGTACAGCGCGTCCATGGCCAAAACGCTGCGGTGCGCGTCCAGCCGCTTCATGCCGCCGCGCCAGCTCTGGTAGCTCTGCTCCACCTGCTCGGGGGTCATGACGCCATCGGCGACCATGCGGGCCATCTTCTTGAGCTTGCGGCGCTCCCGCGTTATGGAGTCTCGGCACGGCTTCACGACTATGCGGCCCGTCTCCGTGTAGAAGATGCGCTTCTTCAGCCACGTGAAGCCGCGCGTGAGCTTCACCACGCGGGTCTTGCGCGGGTTCAGCTCTATACCCAGCTCGGCGCACTTGCGCCCTATCAGCAGCAGGCACACCTGGAGGTATTCCTTGCTCTCGTGGATCAGGTAGAAGTCGTCCATATAGCGCCCGTAGGCCTCGGGGCGCAGCATCTCGGTCACGTAGTGGTCGATGCGGTTGGGGTGGGCCACCGCGCATATCTGGTTCGGCTCGCTGCCCAGACCCAGGCCCACCTCGCCCTGTGCGTCTATCAGGCGGTGCTCGAGGGCGACCACGCGCGGATCGAGCAGTGCGTCGGACACCTGCCGCTTGACGGGTTCGTGGGCTATGCGGGCGAAGTAATCTGAGAAGTCGCCCAAAAGGATGTATCCCTCGCGCCTGTGCCGCCGCCAGTGGTCGGCCAGGTGGCGCTTGAGCAGCTTCAGGGCGTAGTCGGTGCCGCGCCCCTTGATGTTGGCGGAGTTGGCCGTTATGAGCGTCGGGACTATCGCGGGTACGAGGGCGTTCTGAGAAAGCGACTTCTGAATCACTCGCTCTGGGAAGTGCACGGCGCTGATGTGGCGCAGCTTGCCGCGCTCCCACAGGTCGAAGCGGATGAAGCCCCGGCATATGTCGCGGCCCTCCAGAAGGTCGTTCCTCGATTTGACCGCGTTTCGCAGGTAGTCCTTCATATAACGCTGCGTGGATGCCTTCCACATCACGCCGCGCGCGGCCTGCTTCGATGCCTTGCACAGGCTGTTGAGGTCGGCCACGGTCTCAAGCGTGCACGCCTTGACGCGCTCGGCCTTGGCCTGCGCGCGCTTCTCCTCGCGGCGCTTGCGGCGCGCCGCCCGCCTTTGCTCGGAGTTCACAGGAGGCACCCCGCGCGGCTTGCAATGTGGCTCTGGCAGCCGCTTGAGGTATGGCCATGAAACGCGGCGAAGCCACAGAGCGCCGCGCCATGCAAGCAGCGTCCGGCCACCCTCGCGGGGTGCGTATTTACGGGCGCATGCCCGACGGTCGCGCCTTCCTTCCTCTTCGCGCTCTGCTTTCGGCTCTGGGGCCTACTCGGTCTGGCAATAAGGGAATCCGGGGCGGGGGCGAACCCAGACGTTCGTCGCCGAGTTGTAGTTGGCATTGCCGTTGTTGTTGACATAGCACACGTTGGACGCGGAGCCCGACGCAACGGAACGCAGCCACCAATTGTACCGATAAACAAGGCGCGACCGCCGTCCATTATAGCGAACGCAGGCGCTCTAGCTCGGCCTCGGCCTCGGCTATGCGCTCCTCGGTGGACTTCTTACCGGTGACGCGCACGTTCTTGCGCGCGCCCTTCAGCAGCTTGATCTCCTCCTCGACCATGGCCGCCAGCTCCTCGAAGCGGTTGGCGTTCACGGGCAGGCCGATATCCATGAGGCACTGCATGTCCAGCATAAGCTGCTCGCAGTCCGCTATGGCCAGCGTCAGGTAGCGTTTCCTCTCCAGCGCGTTGAACGAGGTGTTGGGGTAGAAGCAGTCGGCGCGGTTGACGTTGTACACGATGCTGCGCGCCGTCTCCACGGTCGGCACCGCGTTCAGCAGCCTGTAGGCCTTGGGCACTACCGAGGAGGACGCCATCAACTTGTTGACCTCCACGCGGATGGCGATGGCCTGCGTGAAGAACTTGTACTCGGAAACCTCGCGGTTTCGCTGGTAGACGCCGCTCATGGCACCTCCTGGGAATCGTGGCGAAAAAAACGGCCCGCTGCGCGGGCAGGAGGCGACCGCGCAAGGCGGTCGCCTAGAAGCAGAGTATAGAGCACTCGGCTGGCTAGCCGACGAGGAAGCCGGGGCGGGGGCGAACCCAGACGTGCGTCGCGGAGCTGTAGTCGGCAGAGCCGTAGCTGCCGACGTAGCACACGCTGGACGACGAGCCACCCACGACGGAACGCAGCCACCAGGCGCACCGATTTCCGTTGACTCGGTGAGCGGTGTCGCGGAACAGGTCCCACTGGCAGTCGAAGCCGACGCTGTAGCCCTTCGTCCCCCACACGGGGCAGCCGTACACCTCCATCTCCGACAGCGAGAACACCTTGCCGATATCCTGCCAGCTCCACGAGTTGGAGTCGTTGAGCGCGCCGCTTGCGCTGTAACGCTCCTCCAGCAGGACGCGCTGGGTCAGCAGGTACTTGGTCAGCCCCTCGGGCAGGCAGGCCTCGAAGGCCGTCTCCCACGCCTTGAGGTTGCTGTTGGGGTAGGGGCATTTCTGGTCGGCGGTGCCCTGGTTCGTGTTGGTGGTGTTCCACTTCAGGAAGCTGTCGTTGGCAACGCCGGTCACGGTCTTGGCCACGGCGATGGGCGCGGAGGCCACGAACGCGATATGGTGTCCCTTGCTGTTGTCGCCGCAGTAAAGGTACGGGTCGATGTGGGCAAGCAGGAACCGCACAGATTGCTGTGTGGTGACGGCGGATGCGCTCACGAGGGGCACGTCCAGGTAGTCGCCCACGCGCAGGCCCGCGAAGTTCGCGGCGGCGATGCGCTTATGCAGCGCGTCGTACACGCTGCCTCTGCCGATCTCTCCCGCCAGGATGGTGGCGATGTTCTGCCCGCCGTACTTGCCGATTTGGCCCTGGCGGTTGTACTCGGCGTTGTTGAGCGCCGTCTGCGCGTTGCTGCGCGCGGTATCGTCGATGACGTTGAGCGGCTGGCCGCCTACGACCAGCGTCTTTGCATTTGCCATTTATCCTCCTTAGGAAAGGGTTACCGTGCTGCCCGATACCGAGCACGTGCTGCCGAACGTCACCGTGTCCCCGGATACCGACGCCTTGCCGGCAGGGCAGTAGACCGTGCCGTCCATGTAGATGAACTTGTCTGTCGCGTCGGCGAGCATCGTCGCG